GCATGTAGGACTATTTACACAGATGGTTTAGAGTTCAAAGCTCAAGATGCAGAGACTATGGAAAAAGGAATAAAGTCCTTACTTAAATCTGCTATTTACGGATTCTATGAACCTTTAACTGATAAACCTTATGTAATAGACAAGTGCAGAGGTTGGAGCTCAGAATACGATTTCATTAATGCTTACGATCCTAATCCTAAGATTATATGCATGGTTAGAGATATTAGAGCAATTTATGCATCTCTAGAAAAGAAGTATAGAAAGAATCCTCTAACAGACCACCATATTGCAAACTGGGGCAATTTAACTGGAACTACAACCGACAAAAGAATGATAGTTTGGTCTAATAATCCACCTATCGGTCCAGCATTAGATAGACTATATCAGGTATTAGTACAAGGATTGCATCAACATATTTTATTTATAAAGTTTGAAGAGCTATGTTTAGATCCAGAATCTCAAATGAAAAGGATCTATGAATACTTAGAACTACCTTATTTTAAACACGATTTTGTAAACATACCACAAATAACTCATGAAGACGATAAGTGGTATGGAGTATTTGGTGATCATATGATTAGAGGAGAACTAAAACCTGTTAAAAATGACTTCTTAGAAGTGCTAGGCCCAAATGCCTGCAGAATTATAGAAGACAATTATAGGTGGTTCTTTAATGATTTTGGTTATCAAATATAATACAAATGAAGGTAGGGTTTCAAACAGAATCAGATTTATTAAAAGACGAAAAATTAACAGTTTTGGAAGACAAATCTAGTAACAGCACCAAGTATGTCGTATGGCATATAGAAGGTGGTCTTGGAAAGAATGTAGCAGCAACTGCTATTATCAACAATGTAAAGAGGAAGTATTCAGACAGGAAACTAATTCTTGTAGTATCTTATCCTGAAGTCTTCTTAAATCATCCTGATATTCATAGAGTTTATAGAGTAGGTATGACTTCTTACTTCTATGATGACTTTATCAAGGATAAAGATACTATAGTATTTAAGCACGAACCATACTTCCAGTCAGATCACATCATGAAAAAGAAGCATGTGATTGAAAACTGGTGTGATTTGTTAGGTATCAGGTATGAAAACCAGCAGCCTATTCTATATCCTAATATGATTCAAAAAGAATTCCAACATAGTTGGAGAAGAGATAGGCCTGTTATGGTTATTCACTCTAATGGAGGTCCTTTAGATCAACAAAACGTATATTCATGGACAAGAGATATGCCTTACGGTATAGTACAAAGTCTTGTTGATAGGTATCAAAGTAAATATCACATTATACAGATTGGTAGAAACCCAGCGCATGCTATCCAAGGTGTTGAATTTATTAATCAACCAATGTCTAATTATGAACTATTTTCTGTCCTTAGCCTTTCTGAAAAGAGAGTATTGATTGATTCTTCTTTACAACACGCAGCAGCGGCAATGAAACTTAAGTCGACTGTTCTGTGGATCGGTACTTCACCTAAGAACTTTGGCTATGATATACATAACAACATTATGGCTAAACCTCCAAAAGGTAATGTTAAGATGGTAGACTCATACCTATTTGATTATTCTTTTGACGGGGTTGTACATGAGTGTCCATATAACGATGTTAGTGAAATGTTTGACAATAGTGACATTTATAAAGCAATTGATAAATCATGATAGTAGTTTTATTCGGTCAACCTCATTGTGGCAAGTCTACATTAGCAAATGTATTAAAAGAAAAGCTATCTTTATCTAATATAGATGGAGATGATCTAAGAGACTTATTTAAGAATAAAGATTATAGTAGAGAAGGTAGAGTTAAAAATCTAAATAGAGCAAGCGATATTGCACATTTCTTAAATAGTAGAACAGATAAAGGAGTTGTGCTGTCTTTAATGTATCCATACGAAGAAGCTAGAACCTATTTAGATGGCCTATCTTCAGAAGTTGCTTGGGTATATCTTACATATGAAGGTGAAAGAGGTAGAGAAAATTTCCATACTAAAGACTTTGAAATACCAGATCCAGAAAAAGTATTACATTTGAATACATCTGAATTAACAATAGATGAATGTATAAATAAAATCATAAGTTATGTGGGAGAAAAAAGTTCACGTTAAATCCTCTTTGCCTAAAAAAGAAAATCAATGGTCATTGTTTATTGGACGCTGGCAACCTTTGCATGAAGGCCATAAACAACTATTCAGACAGGTAATAGATGAAGGAGGAAAAGTATGTGTTGCCATTAGAGATGTAGAAGTAGATGAAAAAAATCCTTTTACACCGCATCAAATAATGCTCAACATATTTGAGCAAATGCAACCAGAAGTAGAATCAGGTAAATTAAAAGTTATCGTTATTCCAGACATCTGTTCTGTAGATTTTGGTAGAGGTGTAGGATATGATATTGTTGAACACATTCCACCTCAAGAAGTAGCAGACATATCAGCTACAAAGATACGTGAACAAATGAAGTTAGAAGGAAAACTATGACAAAATATCCAACCTACTTTGTTGATATAGATGGAACAATAGTCAAATATAGAAAGTTCTCTGACTTAAATATAACAGATCCAGAACCAATCCAAAGCGTAATAAATAAAGTAAATAGTGAGTACGATAATGGTGCTCATATAGTTATAACAACAGCTAGACCTTTAGACTTGGAACAATTTACTAAAAATGAATTAGAAGTCTTAGGAGTTAAATACCATCAAATAATATTCGGACTAGGTAGAGGAACTAGATATGTAATAAATGACAAAGACCCAGAATATCCTGATGTTAACAGAGCAGTCGGAATCAATCTAAATAGAAACGAAGGTTTATGATAGACGTAAAAGTAAGGTGGAATACGCAATGTACAGACAATCATAATTTCTGGCGTATACTAATTGATGGTAAAGAACATATTTGTTCGAACATAGTATTTGAAATCCCTGTTCATACCACAAAAGATATTGTATGGGATAGTATAAGAAAACAAGAACTTGAAAAACACCACGTTAGTTGTAAAGCAAATCAAATAGTCTGGAAAGGAGACGTAGTTATAGTAAAATGATAGTAAGTAAGAAACGACATATAGCCAAGACGGTTAGCTATAGAATAGTTAGCACATTAATAGGATTCGTAATAATGTGGTTTGTAAGTGGGAGTGTAAAAGTTGGAGCCGCTTTCGGTATAGCAGAGCTTGTATATAAGCCTATTCAATATTATATACATGAAAGGATCTGGTATAGGTATATAAAGTTTGGTTTGAAAAAAGATTAGTTTTAGGTAAAGTAAAGATATTTATATATATAAAAACAAATATAAAACAATGAGCAACAAGTTAACACCAGAAGAATTAGAAAAGTTTCAGCAGTATCGTGTAGAAGCTAGTAGATTATTTTCAGCTTTAGCTGATCTAACTTACAGACAAACATTTTTACAGTTTGAATTAGATTCTATTAAGGAAAGCATTAGACAAAATGCTACCAACCAACAAGCTAATACCCAGGAAATAACTTCTAAATATGGTAATGTTTCTGTAAATCTAGAAGACGGCACTTTAATTAGTTTGGATGCTGAAGTAAAACAAGAGGGTTCTGAATTAGAATAATTTCATAAAATTTATTTTTCTCTTATTTTCGTATATTTATAAATAAACAACTATTTTATGTTACAGATTATTCTAGTTATTGCAGTGGCATGCGTTGCCGCATATTTTGTTGCCACTTCTAGGAAAAGTAAAGTAGAGGAAGTTAGTAAAGATATACCGGCTCCAAAAAATCCTACTTCTAATCCATCAGTTCCTGCTTCAGCACCAGTAGAAGAAGTTAAGCCAAAAGCTAAAGTTGAACCTATTGCTAGCGTACAGCAAGTTGAAGAACTTAAAGAAGTTAAGAAAGTAGTAAAGAAAAAAGCTGCTCCAAAAAAGAAAGCGACTAAATAAATTGACTTTGTTTTTTAATATAAAGAAATAGGCTCTCTATAATTAGGGGGCCATTTTATTTTCTCACATTAGTTTACATATTTATTATAAAATAATGTTATGGCAAAGCTCACAGAAAACGAATTAGAAAGGCTTCATCAGATTAGAAAAGACTCTTTAGAAATTGCGTCTACCTTAGGAGAGCTACAGTATCAAAAGACAGTTTTAGAATTGTTGATGGAAGAGGAAAAGCAAAAAATTAAAGAGTTAAAAAAATACGAATCTTCCTTATTTGCAGAATTAAAAAGTCAATACGGAAACGTTAATATAAATATCGAAACAGGAGAATTTCAATAAAGTGTTTTGAATAAAGGGTTGATATTTATTACTAGATAAAAATAATATAAATGGCCGAAACACTTATTAGCCCAGGAGTTTTCTTAAATGAAAACGATCTATCCCAAATAACGCAAGGACCAGTATCTGTAGGAGCAGCATTAGTAGGACCTACAGTAATAGGACCGGTAAATATTCCAACAGTAGTAACATCTTATTCAGAATATAAAGCTCTATTTGGAGCTGCATTTATTTCTGGTGGTGCTAGCTTTGAATATTTAACCTCTATTGCAGCGCTTAACTATTTTGAACAAGGTGGAGATTCTCTTCTTGTTACTAGAGTAGCTTCTGGTTCTTATACACCAGCAACTGCTTCTGTAGTAGGTATTAATGGTAGTACTTCATTTACTTTAGAAACATTATCAGTTGGTTCTATAATGACCAATAACGGTAGTCTAGGATTATCTGTTAGTGGATCACTACCTTCTGGTTCTGAAGCTAACGTTCGTTGGGAAGTAACTGGAGTTGATACAGGTTCAGGAGTGTTTAGTATCATTGTTCGTCGTGGTGACGATTATAACAATAGCAAAACTATTCTTGAAACTTGGAATAATCTTTCATTAGATCCAAATCAAAATAACTACATTGCTTATATTATAGGTGATCAAACTCAAACTGTTCGTATAGATTCAACTGGAAACTATTATTTGCAGACAACCGGATCTTATCAGAATAAGAGTAGATACATAAGAGTATCTGCAGTAAATCAACCAACTCCTGGATATTTTGATCAAACGGGTCTTCCTCAAAACATATATACAGGATCTCTTCCTGCTATAGGTTCAGGTTCTTCTCAAGGATCTTTTGGAAGTTCTACAGGTGCTATATTCGGCGGATTTGGAACAACTGGTGCTGCATTGAAAATGTTTGAAAACATTCCAAATAGCGCAGCTAGTGGACCTACAAACAATATTCAAGGTTTAGTAAATACAAACTATGATATTGCAATTGGATCAACGGGTCTTTTGTTGAATCAAGATGCATATGACTTTGATGTTATATATGCTCCTGGATTAACTAGCACAAATGCTGCAGGACAAATAAATAGTATAGTAACTCTAGCTCAAGAAAGAGGTGATTGTATTGCTGTTGTAGATATGGTATCATACGGTCAATCTATATCAAATGCTGTTGGTCAAGCTTCTGGATTCGATAACTCATACGCAGCAACTTACTGGCCATGGGTACAAATCAGAAGTCGTGAAACTGGTAAAGTAAACTTCGTTCCTGCTTCTACATTAGTACCAGCAGTTTACGAATACAATGATAAAGTATCTGCTGAGTGGTTTGCACCTGCAGGTCTTAATAGAGGAGCACTTTCTACAGTACTTCAACCAGAAAGAAAGTTGAGTGTTAACGATCGTAACATTCTTTACCAAGGTAAAGTTAACCCAATCGCTACATTCCCTGGAGTTGGTACAGTAATATATGGTCAGAAGACTCTTCAACAAAAACCATCTGCACTTGATCGTGTAAATGTAAGAAGATTGTTGATTGCACTTAAATCATATATTGGTCAAATCGGTGAAACAATCGTATTCGAACCAAATACTCAAGTAACTCGTAACAAATTCTTAAATCAAGTTAATCCATACTTAGAATCAGTACAACAAAGACAAGGTCTTTATGCATTCCAAGTGATCATGGACGAAACTAATAACACACCAGATGTAGTAGATCGTAACCAATTGGTTGGTACAATATACTTACAGCCTACAAAGACTGCGGAATTCATTCAACTTGAC